CACTTGAGTTCCAAAAGATTGTCTTCTCGGTTCATGGCTTCTCCAATATGATGCGCTCCAGCACATCCATTGACCTGCAAAGGTCTTCGTGGAGGTAGTCTGGCATACGCTCTTTTAGGCTAAATCCCCACGACTCCAATGCAGACAGCAGCTTAATGGCTGCAAGAGCTTCTTCTTTGGTCATGTCTTGTCCTTGTTGATTGCAGCTAGCAGTTCGGCCACCGTGTTGAATTCCTCGCCAGTCTCCATCAGCATGAAAGTTGTCTGACCATTGCCCCACTCGCCTGTCTTTTTGTTGCGCGGCGTGTAGACCTGCTTGGCAATCTTGTTGTCATCGCTGATGTACTGGCGCAGACCGTGGCTGTCGGCTGAGTAGCCAAAGCAATATTGCAACGGGATGGCTTTGAGTTCTTCGAGGGTCATACGCAACTCCTGATGGTCAACAGCGCCAGCATGACGCCGATAAAGGTCCATGCGATTTTCATTCGTCCTCCAGCGGCTTGCGTTTGTCCTGTCGCCATATGGCATAGCCACACAGCAGTCCGTGAACCCATGTGATGCCAAGCATCAGCCATGTGTCTGGGTCAAGCTCTCTCATGTGTTGCTCCTTGCTCGGATGGCGGCGGCTGTACTACGCAAAATGTCTCGTGTAAATGAGTCGGATTCTTCGCCAACTTCCTCACACACCTTCGCACAAGCCTCACGCTCGTCAGCACGGACAAGCTCGGCAAAGCGTTCAAGTCCTCGCGCATATACCGGCCCACCTACCAACCCAGCCTCCCGCGCCATTTCAATTACGGTCTTCATGTGTTTTCCTTGATTGCATAGTCGTGAAATATCGCTCCCTTGCTTGCGTCACCAACCTTGCAGGACTTAACCCAGACATTCTTCCCAGTCTTTAGCCTTCTCAGGTGGCCTCTACGCTCATGCAGGCGGGGTGATGCGTGTGTGCCCCCTTTGGACTCTTGGCGGGGCTTAGATGGCTCAATCCACACCGTTGTCCAGTCGTAGGTTGGCAGCTTGCCTTGCTGTATCTTCCGGCGGTTGGTAAATGTGTCACGCACTGTGGGAATGTGCGCCTCAATACGCCTGTCCATCGCACCGTACCAAGCGCCAATTTGAGCCAACATGAGTTCTGCAAGCTCCTTGTCCACTGGCTCGTCATCGCTGACAGACCCGTATCGAATGTTGTCATCCTCAATGAAGTAAAACATGGCAGGGATCGGCATCAGTCGAGTCCCGGTTGGCCCCTTCCACATTGACACCGTGATGCCTTCATCTGGATCATCTCCAGCCACCATCATCAAGACGGTGTAGCTCGGGTGATGGCTTGTCTTTCCTTGCCAAACAACAAAGCATTTGTCAAAAGGTGGTCGGTGCGTCATCACCGGGTCAAGGTCTGCCCGTTGCTTGTCAGTGAACGCACCAGACAGGTCAAACCATTTGATGTCCACAATGTCCACGCCAGCATCAGCCATCAGCTTCATAGAGTCACGAACAAGTTGAGTGGTCATGTGTTCTTTCTCCTTGATGCGTCTTCGATGGCTTTCATTAAATCTTCGTCGTCATGCGATGGGTCGCCCCACCCTATGATTTCTCGCCACAGATTGTTGCGCTCTTTATCAGTCAGCCAAACCCATGTGCGCTGTGCTGGTGGGGATGTGTAAATCAGCCTGTATGCGGCATCGTATTTGGCCTTAGATACTGGATAAATTTTTGCACCACCATCAATCGGCTTAATTGATGGCAACATTGCAAGCGTATCAACATGTACAGAACCCACCGGCTCCTGCTGTGCTGGCTGCTCTGCCAGTGCTTCTCGCAGGGCAGTGATTTCGTCAGCAAACCGATCAAAATCTTGCCGTTTTACTTGATATCGCTCCAACGCCTCCAGCGCCAGCTTCATTGCTTCTTTGCTCATCATGTACCCCTTGTGCCCCAATCAGGCATCTTCTCGTTGGCATCTAATGCTTGAAGTTCAATAAACAGTTCATTGAGTTCATGGCTGCTAAAGGTACGAGCGCAATAGCAACCCCAGAAGTAGGCTGCTTCTTCCCACAGGCATTCTTTGAACAGCCTGTCACGGACAAATGCGCCGGGGCTGTTTGGCATATACAGTTTTTCGGGGTTTTCAATCTCTGACCGCATTGCTGCGGCGATTGCTGCGTAGTTCATGTCTGTCCTATCTTGTTTAATGTCCACTCAAGCAGTTCTTGCTGAGTGATGTCATAGTATTCAACAAAGCCTTTACTGCCAAGCCCGTGAAAACCCTTATTGCCACGGTGGTGCTCTACGCATAGCGGTATCAAAGTTTTGTAGTCGCCTTTGCCCCAGCCGCCAGCACGGAGGTGATGAAGCTCTACAGGACCGGGATCGTGATCGCCATGCAAGTGATGACATAACGCACAGCCAAGGCTTGCAACTGCTTGCTTATGCTTTTTCTCTTGCAATTTCATCTTGCACTTTCTTCCACCAAGCTTTGAATTCGACAGGGTTGTACCAACTGTTCTTGCCAGCGCTGTTTGATTTGTGAATTACCAATGGCTTTGGAGAGTCTTTGCGCACCATCCTAGCCTTGACATTGACTTCAGGAACGCCAAGCATTTCGCATATCTCATGGAAATTACGCAACGGCGGCTTTCTTCCACCTTTGGCGATTCTTTGGTGAAAGTCACCGATTGTTTCTGTGAATTTCATCAATGTTCACCCCGTTTGTGTTTGCCCAATACATCAGCCACTCGGTAAAGCTGATGGCTTGTTCTTTGGTGAAGCGTCTGCTTTGATGGCCTAGCTGCACGACTCGTTCGCCATCAATGCTTGGCATGATCTTGCTGATGGACTTCATCTCGCCGCTTTCGTGTGCCCACTGGTCAATCAGAAATCGTTTCCACGACTCTTGCGTCCAGCGGCTACCGTGCAGCATGGCTTGCTTGGCGATTTGACCAATGATGGAGTGGTAAAGCTTTTCCTGATCCCGGCTTTTCATGTCAGTCGTCATAGCACCCCAATCATTCGCAAAGCGTCTTCAGGGCCATCAATGCGGTGCAAGCTACCACCAATCCAATTCCCGAAAAAGTCTTGCTGTAGCCTCGTCAAAGTCTTTTTGGGGCCATCCTTGATTTCAACCAAGTATGTCTGGCCGTTGTAGCCGACCAGCAGGTCAACAGGTAGGCCAATGACCCACACATAAGCGCCAGCGGCTCTAAGTGATGACACCACTTGTGTCTGGTTTGCGTCAACTCGGGCTGCGTATCTCACAGAGGCGACTCCCCTGCTTGTTCACGCTGTTGCTTGGCATAAGCTTTGATTTGCTTTTGCGTCCAAGGTGTTGGACCTGATGCGGGTGGAAAGGGCCAATTCATTCCAATTCTCCTGTTTGTAGCTTCTTCATGTAACCGCGAATACGATCCACACAGCCAGTGCCGTAAATGCGTTCCAAGTATTCGATGCGTTCTTTTGTCAACACGCTTTTTTTCAGCGTTTGATAAGTACACAACAAAACCCTAGCTTCGCTAAGTTCAAGTATGTACCTATCGCTTTGATTTTCTATCGTCTTTCTGCTGTAGGCCACGGTGTTTACCCTTAGTACGGCAATGGGTTAAGTGAAATCAAGCCCCATTTCATCTTTGGGTACTTGCGAACAACCTTGGTCTTTTGCAGACGCTGGAGGGTTGCCCAGACTTGCTTTGTTGTCCAAAAGGTAATCTCTTCGATTTCTTTGCTGGACAGCTCCCCGTGTTCCAACAGGCGTTTAAGTGCGTAGGTGCGGGTCATACTTTCCTCAAGACTTGGTTAATTTGTTGACGAATGTGGGCTGGCATGGGTGCGGCCTTTTGGCGGTCTGCTTCAATTTTGAGCAGCACAGGATCAGGTCCAGAGTGTTGGGCAGGGACTGTTGTTCGGGCAATGTCGGCAGCTTGTTGGGCAAAGGTCTGTCGTTCATTCGTCTTCAGCCAATCAGCTTGCAGCCCTTGTGAACCACGGGCACACCAGATGGTCAGGAATGCGTTCAGGGTGATCCCGGCCTTTTCTGCTTCTTTCCTTGCCGACTTGAGGACTGTTTCGGTCACAGGTGCTTTTTTTGCTTTCCTGAGAGACAGCCAGTCTTCCCATTCTTGTAAACCAACATCGGGTGGGCAAGCAACGGTAGTTGCGCTCTCTCTCTTTGGTTTATGGTTATTAGTTATTGGTTCTTGGTTTATAGTTGCCTTAGCGATGGGTTGCGACTCGGAACCCACTGGGTTCTTTTTACGACCACCAAGGCGACCATTGGCCCTGTTCTTCTCAGCCATTGCGTGATATTGCTCAATGACATCAGCACAACGAGCGTGAAACCAGCCATCCTCATGTTGAACAAACATGTCATTTAAAACATCACGAACCACATGGGCATCCACTCGCAAGCGTCTGGAAACCCATTGGGTATCCAGTGGAATCTTTTGCTCTGTGTCGTAGTACATGTCCAGAAGTCGGCGGTAGGCCAAATCTTCTTCGTTTGTCAGATGGGCTGTGGCGGCTCTATAGTCACCAATACTGAATTGATAGTAGTGCATTAAAGCATCCTCGCAAAACCTCCAGAAAGAAACGCACGGCAGGTGGGAGGTTCACTTTTCCCGAGGCTCATGACTTCCTCGGTAGCCGGGTTTCATAAAACTATACCACCAATCAGGCTCGACTGTAAATGGTGATGGGCTTGTTCTGATGGTACTTCTGGGTTGACCGTGCCAACTCCATCTTGTCAAACAGGCTTTTCTTGATTAACGACAGGTCAAAAGCGTTGCCCTTGGACTTGGGTGTGCCGTCTTCCCATGTGTCGCTGACGATGATTTCTGGCTCGATAAGGATGATTGGCTTGAGCTTTTTGTCTGTGATCTTGTAGTAGTGGTTGTATTTATTGGTTTTCCCTTTACGCTTTTTTTCATGCAGTTCAATCAATCCATCTTGCAGCAAAGCATTTTTGACTGTTGCAGGTGAAGTGCCAAACCTTGAAGACATCCTGTTGGCGATCTTGCGATGACTAACTGGCCCTTCTGCAAGGCAGTTCAGGTAGAACTGTTTTTCTTGTAGCATATTTCAACTTCTTTCTTTGCGAGTAATTCAATGGCTTTGCACAGCACCCCAATTGATGCTGCGTCAAAGTCGCCGGGGTCAAAAGTATATTTCCGAATGGATTGCAGTGCGTCTATGCAAAGCTCCCAAGCGGCATCTATTTCGTGTTGGTCTGGTGTTTTCATTCGGCAGAGATTATCATCGTTGACCTGCTTGTATATAGGGGTTTGTCCTAGTTAATTTTTCTTGTTGGCTGGATTACAGTGGAGGCTCAACAAGACAGGAGTTCACATGAACATTTCACTTTTACGCCACGCACGGCGACTGTTTCAGACTTATGATGCACCCCCTGCTGTGATTCGCAGCTACCAGCGCAAGTGGGCACGATCTGTCCATAAGCTTGGTTCCAACTGGCTGCTGGCTCAACCAATTACGAGAGTGCAATGATGGCGGCAATATTTGGTGTTGCTTGCATCTTTGCATGGTTCACACACATCTTCACTTGCTTTGCAGAAGGCTTGTGGGGTTTTTTAATTGCTGGCGCATTGCTGTTCCCAATTGGAATCTTGCACGGCTTTTACCTCTGGTTTAGATAAGGTGTTCAGCCGACCTGTAACGGCTGTTTTTTATGGAGAATGAAAATGGGCTTTGTAGCTTCTGACAGTGGTGGTGGTAACTTCAAACGTGTGCCTTCTGGCGTTCATGTTGGTCGTTGCTATTCGTTGATTGACCTTGGCACACAGTTGTCTTCTGGTCAGTACGGCGAGAAATTGCAGCACAAGATTCGTGTTGCGTGGGAGTTGTTTGGCGAGGATGAAGAGGGCCAACCTTTGACCGTTGAGTTTGACGGCAAAGAAATGCCTATGACCATCAGCAAGTCATACACGTTGTCACTCAGCGAGAAGGCATCGCTGCGTAAAGACTTGCAATCGTGGCGTGGCCGTGAGTTTACGGATGAAGAGGCCAAAGGCTTTGACATCAGCAAGCTGATTGGTGCGTACTGCATGGTCAACGTGACAACAAGCGAGACAAACGGCAAAACGTACAGCAACGTAGCCAACCTGACTCCGCTGCCGACAGCCCTCAAAAATAACAAGCCAGCACCAATCCATGAGACTGTGATGTTTGACTTGGATGCACCTGATTGGGCTTTGTTTGACAGCTTCCACGACAAGCTCAAGGACGCAATCAAGCGCAGCCCCGAGTTTGCGCAAGCTGCTGGACACACATCAGGCCAAACGCCAAAAGGCAGCGGCTTTGATGACATGGACGATGACATCGCATTTTGACCATGACCAGTCTCTACGAACTTGCAACATCGTTTCGCGAACAGCTTGACGAATTGTTTGACCCTGAGACTGGCGAAGCATTGCCAGCGTTTGACGAGTTCCGAGTCATGCTCGGCAACAAAGCAAACGCTGTCGCTGCCTACGTCTTGAACTGCGAGTCAGATGCTGAACAGGCCAAGAACGCTATCAAGCGCATCAAAGCCTTGCAAACAGCCCACGAGCGCAAAGCAGAGAAGTTGAGGGATTACCTTGCCGAGAACATGAAGACGGCTGGAATCCACGAAATAAAGGCTTCTGACGGGTCTTTTGTTGTCAAGCTATATGTTGACCGCGATGAATCCGTTGTGATTGAGGATGGCGCAAAATTCCCTGCTGAATTATGCGGCGACCCCAAACCTCCAGAGCCAAGCAAAACCAAGATCAAGAATGCCATTCTTGCTGGTGAGCCTGTAGCTGGAGCCTACATTGTTCGCAAGGACAGGTTGACCATCAAATGATTTCGGGCCGCAAAAGCGGATGCTGTGAAAAGGAAATGAGGCGCTGTCCTCTATGACAGCCACAGACGCAGCGAGTAGCGGCCCACCCTTTTTACGGAAGAAGTTTTATGAACACAATTACCATCACCGTGGCCGGAGAAGAGCTGGAAAATTTGAATATTGAGCTGACATCAGAAGAAGTTGCAGCTCTTTACAAGTTACGCAAAGAAAATGTGATTCGTGTCGGTGACTTAGAAAAAAAACTGGCCGAAAAAGAAAACAGTCTTAAATACGCAACCGAAGGCCGCGCAGAGGCGCAAAACGAACTTTCTCAAGCACACACCTTGCTGTCTGCTTTGGGCATTGCCGAGAAGACCAATGAAGAGGAAAGCTATTACCGCAAGCCTTTGTCGGTCAGCACTCGCATTGCCTTATACATTGCTCACACCAAATAAAGTATTTAATTGCCCACCCTTTTTTAACCACAGGAGAAGATATGTCTCGCATTTACATCGTTGGCTACGGCCAAGAAACCCGCCTTATCCGCGCCAACACTCGCGCACAAGCCTTGCACCATGTTGCTCAAGGAGTCATCAAGGTCCAAGTTCCAACACAAGATCAGTTGATTGATCTTATTTCCAAAGGCGGCTCTGTTGAGACTGCGCTGCGCCAAGAGCAATACAGCCTTGCACTGGAGCAAGCATGAGCTACGCAGACGTTGAGATGAAAATCATCCAGTGGGCTGAAGCTCGGAAGATTATTCCGAACAGCACCGCTGACACGCAGTTGCTCAAGGCCATGTCTGAGCTTGGCGAACTGGCTGATGCAACCATCAAAAAGGACCATGAAAGCATCGTTGACGGCGTTGGTGATGTGATGGTCTGCCTTATCAATTACTGCGCCCTGCAAGACATCAACTTGGTGACCTGCATGGAACAGGCTTATGCCGAAATCAAGCACCGCAAAGGCACACTTATGCCAAACGGTGTGTTTGTTAAGGAGTCGTGATGATTTGCAATTCTTGTGAAACCGTAGCGCAATGCCACAACACTGGACCGATTTGCCAAAAGCCAACCATCAGTGTTTCCGCTCTCGACAAACAGGTTTCTGGCAAACACTACAAAGACAAAGGCATCCAGCCTATTGTCTACATCCACGCAAACAATTTAGGATTTTGCGAGGGCAACGTGGTCAAGTACGTTACCCGCTGGAGGGAAAAAGGCGGCGAGGCTGACCTAAAAAAAGCAATTCACTACCTTGAGTTGCTTATTCAGTTAGAAACAAAGCCTTCTCAGCCTGACGGCGTTTAACCAGCCCCGGCAACACCTTGCCACCACCCTTAGTCCATGCCATGAAAGCCTCCGCAGCGCCTTCCCAATCGCCACGGTTGGCCTTCATGCGTATGGTGCTACGCTGAAGGTTACCTAGTCCAGCATTGAAGGCAAAACTGACCAGAGCGTCAAAGCTGCCTTGACGGCCAACACAGCCGGGAACAAGTCGTAAAACACCGCGCTCAAAATTTGCGACATCAGCCGCGAATAGTTCTTCGATCTCATCCTTGCTCCATATTCTGAAGTCTTCAATCGCCAACGGCATCTCTTTGCGAATCATTGGTGTTTGCTTATCAGGCACACGCACCATAGGCAGTCTGATCTGCTCTTGGTACAGCACATGGCCGTAACCAATCGTCCAGATGTGGGCTGGGCACAAGTATGGTTTGTTTCTGCACCCTTCAAAGCGGTGCATTAAATCTGCGCCAGCTTTCGACAGCTTCACTTCTTGCTCCAATTACGACTTCCGAACCAAAACGAAACAATACCCGAAAGCATTACCATTTCGGCCTCGCTGAATACGATGTCAGCGTATTTCAGAACATCGTCAATGCCGCCGATCAAACTTGGGTTGTTCCAAAGGTAGAAGCACAAGAAAATGTTGATGCAGACCAACTCAAAGACAAAGATGTAGGTCACTGTCGGGCGCACAGTGCCGATGTAGTTGGCAACCCATGTAGATGCCTTGGCAAGCACAGCCTTGTCGTGGTCTTGAGCGCCTTTGACCATCTCAGCCTCGGCTTCGGCCATCTGCGCTTGGGTCTGCATGGCGACCTGCTCAGTGCGGATTTCTTCGATCTTGGCTTGTGCTGCAAAGCCTTGAGCCGCTAGTGCCAGTTCACGCTCGTTTTGCATTGCTGCAAGAGCCAACTCATGTTTCTGGTCAGCTTTGTTTTGGAAGTATTCCAAGAGCTTTGGTAAGCCCGAAATAAGCAGACCGCCTAAAGTTGAGATGAGTGACAGCATATAAGCCTTTCAACGGTTTTTTATTTCATTGACAACGTAGAGTCCGACAATTGTCAGAGACACAAGCAAAACAATGATGGCTGTCCACATTACAGCCAGCCAAATCTTTTCGATCCTTGCAGCCCTCTTACGTGCAGCAGCTTTCTCTGCTGCAATGCGTTTGTGTTTAGCATCTACCTTAAACTTGAGCCAGTCTTCCCACAGGCCAGCACGACCGTGGTAGACCATCATGCGCTTGAGTTCGGCCTCGTTGTTCTTGATCTGCTCTAGGGCAGCAAAGGCTTCCATGTCATTGTCTGACTCGGCCTTCTTCTGGATTTTGCTGGTGTTGTCAAAGTAGTTGAACAACTGCTGACCAGCAGCCATGATATCGCCGCCGTTGTTGACAGCTTCCTTGATGACTGCAAATGCTGCGTTCGCCGCCGCGAGTTCAACTAGCATAAGCCCACACCACTACTTTTATGCAATACACCACAAAACCGACTAGGGCCGCTGCTGCTACAAAGCTGACGGCCCAATCTTTCATGGCTTGTCTTGCTTATTGTCTAACTTGTCAAAGATTTGCTTGAGGATTGACTTGACCTCTGCAATATCTGATCGGTAATCGTCTTTTGCCACATAGGTGTGGGGAAGATCGTTTACCTTGTCTTCTAGCTTCTGAATCGTGCGAGTCAGGTTGTTGATGACATAGATCGCCAAGAACCCGGCAACTGATACGACTAAGTTGAAAAGCTGTTGGTTGTCCATGTCAAACCTCAAAAATATGCAGAATTTTAATCTTAAATTGGGTAAACCAAATCAACTCGCGTACCAACAGGCAAACCAGACGCCATCACAACGCTTGTGCCGCTTGTCACGGTCACATCTGACCCGTTGACCATTTTTACGCCATTCACAAACACTTCAATTTTCCCGCTTGTGTATGTGTTTGTCGTGGTGAACGTAGTCTGCGCCGCCGTAGCTGTGAAGCTGTCGTAAATCATGTCGGCAGCAATCGTCAGATTCCCGCCTAAAGTCAAGCTGCCGCTGCTTGTTACAGTGCCCGTCAATGTCAAGCCGGAAACAGTGCCTGTGCCGCCAACACTGGTTACAGTTCCAGCACCAAGGGCAGTTCTTGCAGCAGCAGCAGTAGTTGCGCCAGTGCCGCCGTTTGCAATAGGCAAAGTGCCTGTCACGCCGGGTGTAATGTTTGCAGAACCGTTGAACGATGCAGACGATGTTGACGCAAGGTTTGTCTGAATTGTTCGTGCTGTTGTTAAAGTTGCAGCACTGCCTGAAACGGAAATGCCCCAAGTCCCTGAGTTGTAAAGCACCTCATACCAATTCATGGCAGTTGTGCCAAGAGTGTCTGTGATCTTGAATGTTGTGGTCCACAACTCGCCACCGTTCGCAGTGCCAGCATCCACGTTGACAACAGCCGCACCAATTTCATCAGCAGCGTCAGCGTCAGCAGTTCTTGTCAAAACCCAAGCAACACTTGCAGAACCTACGTTGGTGACCGTGTAGATTCCGTTTTGCGCTGCTGTGGTTTGATTTTTTACAAGAACACGATCATTTGTAGCAACAGTAATTCCATCAAGCACCAAAGCAGCAAGTGTGCTTGAGTTGGTAAGTGTTGTTGTTGTTGCTGTTGCGGTCAAGTTTGCCGTGGTAGCGCAGCGTACAGATTGCTTGTAAGCAGCACCGGGCAACTTTGCCAAAGTCAATGCTGGAATGTCAGCGTCAACCAAAGTCCTGAATGTTGGCACTCCAGCAGTTCCACTTGGAGCAGCCAGCACAGTATTTGCCGTTTGACTTGCAAAGTTTGACGGAGTGACGGAGAGAGTGCCACCTAATGTCAAATTGCCACTGGTGGTCACAGTGCCGCTTAACGACAAACCGCTAACAGTTCCAGTGCCTCCAACGCTTGAAACTGTCCCTGCTCCAAGGTTTGTTCTGGCTGCTGCTGCGGTGGTAGCACCTGTTCCTCCATTAGCTACAGCAAGTGTTCCAGCAAGTGTTATTGTGCCACTTGAAGTAATTGGACCACCGCTAGTAGTCAAGCCAGTTGTGCCGCCAGAAACAGCGACAGAAGTAACTGTGCCTGTTGTGCTGGATGTTCCTGCGCCAATAGCCGTGCGGAATGAAGCTGCGTCAAGCGATGAAACTGTGTTGTCGGCATTAAATCGTGGGAACGCGATTGCTGCCACGTTTGCCAACGTGTAAAGATTGCCGCCAAGGGTTGTTGCGCCAAGGTTGGTTCTGGCCGCTGCCGCCGTGGTTGCGCCCGTGCCGCCGTTTGCCAATGCAACTGTCCCGGTCACGTTGGCTGCTGTTCCCGTGGTGTTTTGGTTGAACGTAGGCCATGTCTGTCCAGCAGCAAATGCAATTGCGCCAGTCATTGTGCCGCCAGCCAAAGGTAACTTAGTGGCATCGGCAACTGTGATGTTTGCCGAGCCGTTAAACGAAACACCGTTGATTGTGCGAGCGGTTTGAAGCGTAGTGGCTGTTGCTGCGTTGCCTGTTGTTGACGCAGACGAACCAGTGATGGAAATTCCCCAACTTCCCGTGTTGTAAAGCACTTCATACCAATTCATAGCAGTCGTGCCAAGCGTGTCTGTGGTCTTAAATGTTGTAGTCCACAATTCACCGCCGTTGGCAGTGCCAGAATCTACGTTGACAACAGCCGCGCCAATTTCAGAAGCATTGTCAGCGTCAAGAGAACGTGTCCATGCCCCAGCAGCAACAACATAGATGCCGTTTTGCGAAGCGGTGGTTTGGTTTTTTACCAATACCCGGTTACCTGCCACCACAGCAATGCCATCAATGGTTTGCGTACCAGACAAAGTGATGTTGGCCGTGGTTGCGCAACTTACAGATTCTTTGTAAGCAGCACCGGGCAACTTTGCCATCGTAAGGTCTGGAATGTCAGAAGCTGCCAGCGTAGTGCCTGATGTAGTCAAGCCTTTAGCGTTGACAGTGACCTTTGTGTATGTCCCTGCGGTCACGCCAGAGTTTGCAAGCGTAGATGTTCCTGTGACGTTTGCGCTGCCGTTGAAACTGCCGCTTGTGTATGTCACATCACCAGTCATCGCAATGGTGCGTGCAGTTTGCAGGGCTGTGGCAGTCGCCGCGTTTCCTGTGATGTTGATGCCCCAAGTGCCAGAAGCACCAGAACCCGTCAGGGACGGTGCGTAGCTGGTGTAGTTGTTGGAATGCAATATTGGGTACGCATTTGCCCCCATCGACCAACCACCAACTTTCCACACGTTATCGCTGTCAATACCAAAATAAGCAGCGTAAACGCCGGGTCGATGAAACGCAGCAAACGCCGCGCCGCCTGTGCCATAAGCCTCAAGTGCCGCCAAACCACCGCTAGCGTTTGCAATGCCCGTGTTTGAATTGTCAAACTGTTTGTATCCGCTTATTCGCTGACCGTTATTTGTGTAAACGCCGTTTGTGACGGTAGCTGCGTTGCCGGTACATGAACCAGACGAACCTGTTGTATTCTGGTTCAGTGTAGGAATGTCAGTCGCAACGATTGCGCGGAAAGTCGGAACACCTGCTGCGCCGCTTGGTGCGGCCAATACTGTGTTGGCAGTCTGACTTGCAAAGTTGGATGGCAAAACCGACAAAGTGCCACCAAGAGTAAGGTTACCGCTGGTGGTGACGGTTCCGCTCAGGCTCAAGCCGCTAACCGTACCCGTACCGCCAACACTTGTGACCGTACCGCCGCTGTTGGTATCCGTCCACGGTACGTTGACCACGCCCTGACCAGCCGCATTGACCTGCAAGGCGTAGCTGCGTGAGGCTGTTGCACTTACTGCGTTTGCAGCCACGGTTTGCTGCGTATCAGAACCCAACTCAATGAGGCCAAGCGCAGTCGATGTAGCTGCGCCATAAGTTGTGTTGACGCTGGAAATCGTGAAGTTAGGGTATGTGCCAGTGATTGTGGTTGCGCCGCCTTGAGTCAAAGTCACGGTCTGGTCTGGTGCTGTGTTTGTGACCGTGATTGCGCCGCCAGCCGCCTCAGTAACGCTGATACCCGTGCCATCTGTCAGGGTCAAGTTTTTCCAGTACCCGTTTGTCTGGTCGTAGGCAAGCAACTGACCGCCAGTTGGCGAACTGATGTTGACGTTATGCAACTCGTCCAGCTCATACCCGTTATCAATTTTCAGGAAGATTGAGCCCACGGTCGCGCTGACTCGTTCCACAAAACCCAAAATTACCAAATGATTTGGAGCTACTGGCTTGGTGGTTGTGTACGCTCCAGCAGTCGTGGGCGACAAATAAATGGCTTGACCTGCTGTGAGGGTGCTTGTGTCCAGCTTTAGCAATGGACCTGTCGTCTGAACCCAGCCTTCTGCGCCAACAGCAATTGGCTCTGCTACCAAACCAATGGTGTTGGCTGATGTTGATTCAGCGTTGGCCCGAGCAAGCCGTACATCAATGCGGTTGCCTTGCGCCCCAACGATGTAGACCACTTGACCTTTGGTCATGGCAACGCCAGAACCGTTGTATACACGAGCAAATTCTTGTTGGCCGTAATAGTAAGTGACGTTGCCGCCCTTCAAGCCAACGATGGGTGCGCCAGCCCCATCATCCCAAGCTTCACGCCCAACAGCACTGGCAGGAGCCGATGCCGCCGTGTCAAGGTCAAAGTAATCTGCTTTGACGCTGGCAGTGTCCATGTTGCCTGTGTCATCCAGCGTTGCAGTGCTGTTCTGCAACAGCTTGCCTGTCGTGCCGTCAAACCGCACCAGCGCATTGTCAGTAGATGATGCAGGTCCAACAACATCACCAGCGCCAGCAGTGCTGTTTTCCCACTTGGTTGTAGTGCTGTTGTACTTTAGGGATTGACCGTTGCTTGGACTTGCAATGGCAACATCACCAAGGCCACTGAGGTTTCCCGCGCCCACCTGAACAACAGCAGTGCCGTTGTTGATGTAGACCTTGCGATCAGCCATGTTGACGCCCAACTCACCACTTGTCAGTTCAGTGGTGTTTGGGACTTTTGCGGCTGTGTTTGACCGCTTGGGTTTGATGATGTTTGCCATATGGCTCCCTTGATGCGCCTATATAGGCAGGGTTGATGAAAAATTAGAATGTGCCGCCGTCAATCGTAATGCCGTCAAAGGTGGACAGGTTTGTAATGCTGCCACCAGTGATTGCAACGCTTGCAGCGTTCTGAGTTGACATCGTACCAAGACCCGACACTTGTGTGTTGGCAATCGCAATCGCTTGAGCAGACAACGCAGTCAGTTGGCCTTGAGCGTTAACTGTTGCAGACAGAGTTTGCGATGCTCCACCGTAGCTGCCAGCAGTCACAGCAGTGTTTGCGATGCTAAAGGTTGTGCCTGTAAGGCTCAATCCAGTACCAGCCGCATAAGTTCCAGCACCGCTAAATTGCGCCCAAGTTACCGCAGTCGTGCCAAGTGTGCCACCTTGATTGACAGTACAGACCCAACCTGTATCGGCTTGCGTTGTGCCTTGCTCAATAAATGTGTACGCAGCCGGGAAGTCTGTCCAAGCATCCATGTCGGATGAACGCGCCCAAGCTGTTGCACTTGCAACATAAATACCGTTTTGCGCTTGTGTTGTCTGGTTTTTAACCAGAACGCGATCCCCAGCAACAAGCACAACGCCATCAACCGTTAGCAAACCACTCAAGGTCGCAATGTTGGCAGTTGTAGCCACCACGCAAGATGCTTTGGTGTCCAGACCTTGAGCCGTGCTGTCCACATAAGATTTGGTGGCCGCATCTTGTGCGTTTACCGGGTCAGCAAGGTTGGTCAGTCTTTGACTATTGAAACTGTATGCTGCTGTAGGAACTGCCAAGTCAGTCAAACTTGCCTGTGAGCCAGCAGTTGCCAAGCCTTTGGCGTTGATGGTCACCTTTGTGTAAGTGCCCACGTTGCTGTTGACGGTAGCCAGCGTACCTGTGCCTGTGACGTTGGCACTGCCATTAAATGAGCCGCTGGTGTACGACAAATCGCCAGTGATGGCAATTGTTCGACCTGTTGCCAATGTTGTAGCTGTGCCAGCGTTGCCAGTAATAGAACCCGCAATGGTGTTGCTGAAGGTCTTTGTGCCGCCAACTGTTTGGTTTGTTGATGTGTCAACAAAAGCGCCAGTACCAGCAATTGGGATGATGGCTGTAGCGCTGCCGCCAACGCCTCCAGTACCTGTACCGTAGTACAGCACGTTTGTTTGCTCGTTAAACGCAAGCTCTGCGTTCTCAAGAGTTGTTGGTGCGCCAGCGCCGCCGCCGTTTGCTCTGCGCTTAATGCGAATTGTGTTTGCCATGATGCCGACTCCTTAAAAGTTACCGCCGTCAGTGATTTCCACTTGCGGCACATTTGTCCATTCATTGTCCAAAAACATCAACGCATCGTAGTTGGACGGGGATGAAACGCTGATTGGATAACCGCCAATATCGTTTGGACCGGGTGGCCCAGCCACGCCGCGATTGACGTTGATGACCTGTCTTGCTTGAGGCGTGACCTGAACATTTACTGACGCACCAGACTGGATGTTGGCAGTAATGTTGTTTGCGTCCTGAACATTGACAGTGGTGCTGTTCGGTATGGCTTCAACTGTAATTCTTGCCATGTGAACTCTCCTTACACCTTAACGATTGCATCAGACCTGACAATGAAGAACAGGAAAATGATGTTGTCTTCTGCCGGGGTGATTACGCCAATAGCAGGGAAGCTGATCTTGATTCGGCCAGAAAAGCCAGCACCGTTGACGCTATCAATGCTCATTTCTGGATCGGTTGCAATCAAACCCCAAGAGGTGTCATCAATGACCAGCGTAAACGTACCTGCATCATCCACGCGATTGATAATGGAAAGTGGTATTGGGGTAGGCGCTGGGATGTAGTCTGCAATGTCAAAAGACAAACCGTACCGGGTATCTTTGACGTTTGATAGTGTTCTGCGAACAATTTGAGCGTCAATCGTTGCGCCCGTAAGGTTGACTGGTGTGATGTTGTCATCACCCGTCAATGCCAAGTTCCAAAATGTTCGTTGCTGATAAACCAATTCACCAGCAATGATTGGATTATCAAACCCACTAACCTGAGTTAATGAGTTTTTATTAAAGACAGCCATTTGTTTCCCCAATTCTCGGGTGGTAACGCCCCTCGCAAGCTTGCAAGGTTACGGTCTTGTCTTTTATTGTGGGCGAATTATCGCATCACCGTTGCATTTCGGCAAACACGTTCACAAACACCGTGCCGTCTTCCAACGCTTCAATCTCGTGCCACTCGTTTGCAACAAGGTTCACGGGTTGCGTGTCCTTGGTCATGACCAGTTCGCGCCCGTCCTTGCGGACAACACAACAACCTGAGTGGCACATGGTCAGATGGGAGTACAGGTGTTCGTGCTGCGGCAACCCCTCACCTTTGTTAGCGTGGTACACATTCAGCGTTGTGCCGTTTTGTGTCACAACAAAGCGTGGGGCTAGTGCGTTCATAGCGTTTGTGCGCCTTCAGTGACAGGCTGTACAGGCTCAGGTGGCGGGACGTATTCAGCAATGGGGCCGTATGTTCCAGCAACAAGGTCTGCAAAGATGACGCGACCATGTGGCTCAACATCATCTGGTGACGCAGTAAATGGCAAAACCTCATTGCCAAATTGTGATGTCGTAATTTCGCAGTTAATGGTTGTGTGTTCTGGATTTGCCCAGACCGGATTTGAAACTGAATTGAGTATGGATTGCATTTTTTTTCCTTACGAAATACGAAGCCAAAGAGTGGTTTGATTGTTGGTGTTGTGTCCTATGGAATAACCCATGCAACGCCAAGTTCCAGCGGGTGTTCCGCTGTATGGTGCGGATGGGAAAGCTGCGGCGTAATAGGAAAAGCAACTTGTAGACCATGCGTTTGCAGTGGCGTAACGCAATAATGACCCGGCGGCTGTTGCCCCCGCTGCAATAGCACCCGATGATTGGTAACTGAGCAAGGCATAAGTACCAACAGCCCCAACAGAAGCACCCGCCGTGGCATTCAAAACTTGAGCGGTTGTTGGTGCTACCGCTGGAGGTGCTGCGGAAGTCCATGTTGACCCGTTTGAGGTCAATACGTTGCCACTGGTGCTTGGGGCAACCGCTTGCAAAGCCGATGTGCCGTTGCCAAGCAACACGTTATTGGCCGCAAGGGTTGCGGCTCCTGTGCCGCCGTTCCCCACAGGCAAAGTTCCCGAAACAGCAGCCGTCAGTGATACCTGACCGCTGGTGTTGACGTTGTTGCCTAGTAAGGCAAGGTTAAGTGCTTGCGTCATTTACGCTGCTCCTGTTCGTTGATAAGTGGTTTGTTGAAGCACGGTGATGTTTGTATCTGGCGTGTATGACAGTGCATAGACACCTGACCCAGTTGTGTAATCGGTTCCTTGATTCGCTACAACACCGTTGATGTACAACTCAAAAGCACTTGCATCGTAGCTGAACGAATAGTTGGTTGCGCCAACCGCTGTGTTCGTTGTTGCTGTTTGAGATGCCCCTGCTGGAGTGGTCAAAATGTTTTCCGCAAACTGAATGGTTGTTACAAGCCCGCTTACATTCTGCAAGAAACTCAGGGTTGTAGTCAAGTCGTAGTCAAGGTCATTGACTGCTGCGCCGTTCAAAAACAGCTTTTCGTAACCCGTCCTGTAAGACCACTCTGTTGGCGTATATGTCGTACTGTTTGTCAGGGTTGCCGTGAATCTGCTGAATGGCCTGTAAGCGGAACCCGCCGCACGGTACTGGAACACAGGATTGCCAATGGCAACGCCACTCAAAGTTGTTGTGAACGTGATTGTGCGGGTGGCGTAGTTGATGGTTGAAATTGTGTACTGTGTAGGCGTGCCGCTGTTGGTAAAAGTGATTTTGTCACCCGCATACATTTTTTGATTGGGTTTTGCTGTGCTGCTGTACACAATGGAACTTGTGCTAACAGTCTGCACAGTCAGACCCGTGTTGACAAACGTAATGCCGTTGGTAACTGCGCTCATGCTGATGACAAACACCTGCGTATTGACCGCGCAAGCTGTTCCAAGCGTCACTGTTGTTGATGTCTCGGTGTACTCCGTTTCGTCCAACAACATTCCGTTGCGGAAGACAAGGCATTGACCAACGATGTAGCTTGCGCTTCTTGCGGTTGGCGTAAACACGGTTTGACCTGCTGTTGCCGTAGCCTCATACAGCGTGTAATTGAAATCGTCTGGCGATACAAAGCCAAGCACACGGCCATACTTGTCAATGGTCAGTTGCGCCACGCTGCTTGTTTTTTGTGAAACGCCCGTCCCAAAATCTAGCAACGTAGCCAACTGAGCAACAATGCGCCCGTCTGCGCTGTTGTTAATTGCAATTTCACCCGCGCCTGTTGTTGTCGTGCCCGTGGAAATAAGTTGCCCAGTGCGAACATCAAGGTCAATCGTATTGGTTCCATCAGGCAATGCTGACCAAATTGTTGGGTCGTACAAAGAATTGCTTGTTGGTACGAACGCCGCCGTGCCAGCCGCATAAGCCGCAAAGTCTGTGTCGAAACTAAATTTGCGGCTTCCCCTGTTGCTGAATGCCAGAAACACGTTTGTGCCAAATGTGGGCTGCGCCAAATACCAAGTGTAGTTTGCCGGGTTGCTTGAGTAAGCTGGAGTGGTGTCAGTGTTCCAAAGGCCAAAATAAGTTTTGTTTCTTGGGTTGTTGGATATGCCTGTACCTGTGATGCTTGTTGCGTAGGCCACAACGATGTATCGCCCAGAGAACTGAAAAGTTGTTGGCCTCCACTGAAGAACAGAACTGGCTGCGCTGTACTGGCTTGAGCCAAGTGAGTTGACCATTCGGACAAAGAAATACCAATTGCCTTGAGGTATGTTTTCTAACGTCACAATACCCATGCTTGCGCCGGGTGTGTATGGATTGCCAGCCGCTTTTACGGCAGTAGTGCCAGCAAATATGCGCTGTGCGTCAGATGGGCTGCTAAAGGCCGAATACCAAACCTCCGCATATTGACTCACGCCGCTTGATGCCGCTGTCACAGCAACACCAAATGACGGATTGGTTGCCGTAGGGTTCAGGTTTACCGTTGAAGGCTGATAAACCGTACCGAACACCAGTGGCGATGGAATGCCTGTGTTCGGTGCTGGCGTGAATTGCGTGATTGGCGCATCGTTGTACACGGTGGCGTTGTACTCAATCAACGTCAATGCTGCGGTGATTTGTCCGTCATCAGAAAAGTTCTCTGTGACCTGTGAAATCCTAAACAGCTTATTTGTCCAACCGTAGTTCGGGCTGGTCAAAGTCACAACATCTCCAGCCTCGAGCTGAAGGCCAACAAAACTGACAACGACAGAAACAATCAAATCTTCACGAGCAGCTTTTAGTAAGCGTTGCGCTATGTATTGGGCACGAACATCGCTGTTGACCAACGGCAATGTGACTGACTGCTTATTGATTGGCTCGTTTGGGTAAAGCAATGCTGGAGCAACTTGCGAAAGACTAAACACCGCTGACGCAAATGTATCTTTCTCGCTTCCGTTGGCAAATTTTGATTCAATAATGTTAGGTGTGCTGGACAAATCTGTTGGATTGATTTGCAGCGCTGACACCATGTTGCTGTCATCAATCGCCATTGCCACCGTGTAGGTCGGCGACTGAACAATTACACCCCACTTGGCCGTCAGTTCGTTATACCGCAACAAGCAGTCGCACGATGCTGCAAGGTTCTGCATGTTGGTCATCACGCTGACGCTTGTATCTAACACGCCATCAAACTTGAACCTTGTAATTGTTGAAGAGCCACCAGCGTATGGAGTGTACGAAAATGAGCCAGCGCAATAAGTGTTGAGCGCCGTAAGACTTGCTGTGTCAATTTGCGATGCTGGAATGCTTGCGCCGTATCTTGTTGATTGCAAAAAGTCACTAAAGCAATCGCCGGGCGCTGTTCTTGGATTGTTAATTTGGAAACGGGTTTGCTGAATGCCCGTCAAGCCAGCATCTGAGTTGTAGACAATTTTTACAATTGCAAACGCGCAATTGCTCATCAACTTTGTGCCATCCCAAGCGTAAGCCAAGTCTGGGGCGCTCATCACAGTAACCGCATCTGTTGTACTGTTTGTTGGCTGATATGAGCCGTTGCGGTACAAGTAAATAAACAGATTGCCGTTGACGTTGGTTTGCGATTCGCCCGTTGATTCATCCAGAAGCGAAACAACACGAGTTTGATCTGCCCCGTCAAAGACGCAACGCTTGCCACCCCAATACACATTGCCAAACGTGAAAACGTCACCTGTTGCGCCGCCTTGTGTGTTTGTGACTTCCGCTAAAGACAAGCAGTAGTACATTGTCTGGTTGTCATTGCTGATAGTCAAATCAGTGATAGTGCCACCTACATACGCACTACCGTAGACAATAGGCAATTTGTTGCTTCCAGCTGGCGGTACTTGTTGCCTATTGCCGGGATTTCCTTGTTGAGTGTTCGTGTCAGGAGTTGCTGCGCTTGCAATAATGCGCGACACCACAAGGTTGATGGCGAACGCAGCTATTGCAGCTTGCGCTCCCGTAAGCATAAAAACCTGCGCGGCAATAATTGATCCAGCCATATCAAATCACCCAAAATTCTTCAAGTTTTGAAAAGCCAAACCTGCTAAATTTCAGGTCAGGGCTGTTTGTCATTTTGCCAATAAAGGCATTGCAAATTCTTCCAGCATCTTTGAGCGCAATAGCCTCATCCAAGTATGCCCGTAACAACCTGTACCCGGCTGTGCTACCACGATGCTCTGGGTCAACCCAATAAGCAAACTCAGTCAGCACCAGATGCTTGGGCGACCAGATGCTTGGCATGACTGCCGCAACGATCATTCCCACAGCCTCGCCTTTAATTTCTGCCAACAAGACAACACCACGGCCAGCAATCAGTTCATTAAGCATCTGCGTGACATACTCTTCATCATCTGCATCGCGCAAAAAATCCAGCGGCGTTTCATTTCTGAACTGTCGCAGCATATCCAGTACGGCTGGTATGTCAAAGCGGTTAGCCTTACGGATCATTCTTGCTTTCCAAACTGGTATGAAATTGTCTCAATGAAACTTACACGGTTCATTGATGTGTCGCCGGGGTTAAAGAACTGCCAGCTGTCATCGTTAGTGTAACGGCCAGCGTTTGTGTTCTGCAAAGTTAATTGGGTGCTAGATGCGCCAAGTTGCACTGTCCCAACAAAACTACGAGCCTCTTCCATCCAGCTTTCCTGAATACTAAATGAAGTGACGTAACCGCTGAAAAATTGGTACAACCCGCCAGTGCCACCAGTTGTAATGAGTGCGCCGTTGGTGTCAAAAAACCCATGCCACATCTGGATGTATGAGCCTTTTACGGTGTTGCTCAACACAAACCCAAGGGTTGCAGTATCAATGCCAGTTAAAACCACTGATGTGTCGTTGGATGTGCTTTTAATGTCGCGCTGGACATTGCCAACCTTCATAAGAGTGCCAACAGCGTTAAAAGCCGTAGCGTCAACAGCCGGGACTGTTATGTTGGATGCAGCTGTGCAAAACCTGTACACATCCACGCCATTGTTGATGCGAACAAAGTCTGCAATCCGAATGTTGTTTGTATTGTCAACAGGTGCAATTACATTCATAGAACCGCCTCAAATGCAGTAAATTCGCCAGTCCACTCAATGAACGAATCATTTGTCATTGGGCGCAATGTGTATGTTGGGTATTCTCGCAATATGACGGGGAAAGTCACACCCGTATAAGTACTGCCACCCAAACTAATTGTTGTTCCATATTGACCAGCAACACATGCCACGGTAGATGTGAGCGCGGTTATCAAGTTGCGATGAACAGGGACGTTAACTGTCGATCCAGCTCCCCTAACAACATCAGCAGTGACAATGTAGGCGTAACGACCAACCTGAACAAAGTCGCCAACACGGAAAAGGTAAGCGCCAGAAGAAATTGCTGGCAATGACCCAAGCACCAAAGTCTTATTGGCTGATGCTGTTTGCCATTGACAAGCCGCAATTTGACCAGAAGTCATGTCAGCTTGATACTTGACGTAGTTAAGCCAACCCGTTGACCCAAAATTCAAATACTGCTCAAGGGCTTTGTCAGGTATCCGCAAAGAATTTAAGATGCTGCGACTTTGCGAGTACAGCAAATAATTCATGGGACGCATTGTGAACTCAAACGGCACAACCGTAATGATTTCACTGGTCAGAATTTTTTGGTTGCGACTTACCGTTTGACCAACAAACCGCTGGTCATTGATGGTGACGCTTTCAGCGATGCTGAGAATAGTTTGAAGGCTCATGTTATCGGCTCACTGGCATAGAGCGTTGAGCAGACTGGTTCGCTGCCCACACGCCTTGTTTGTTTTTCGCCAAAAATTGCATCGCACTTTGCGTGTCAATCGCGCTCATGTTTTGGATGATTGGCCCATTGTAGTTAATTGTTTGACCGCCCATGCCAGCCAAAGCATGGTTTGGAATGATTGTGCCAGCCGTGCGGGGAACAAACAACTCAGGTCCACGCTCACCAACAAGACCAATCTTGCCGCCATCAACAGGACCACCATCAGCCCGGTTTGGATTAAAGACATGTTCAGCAATGCCGCCAGAAGCGTTGTAGCTTGATGTGCCGCTTGCAAACGAGCTAAACATTGAACCAAGAAACCGCAGGGCAGCGGCCTTCATCTGGATTGCGATCAAGTCCTGAATGACGCTACGAGCAAAGTCCTTCATGTTCAACTTGCCAGTCTTGACAAAGTTGTCAATGGCAGAAGACAGGTTGCCCCAGACAGAATCAAAGACTTGCTGTGTGCGTTTTGCGCCCTCTTCCATCGTCACAAACATTTTTGCCATTTGCTCTTGTCGGTCAATTTGGTCAAGGTTGAATTGCTTGTCTGGTCCTTCCTCAACCTCCTTGCGCTTTCTGGCGTACTCCAAAGAAATCTGAGCAAGGCGCTGCTCTTTTTCTGTGGCGTAAATCAATTGGTACTTCAAGTCCAAAGATTCTTTTTGGTACTCCATGTCTCGCGTTCTAGACTGATTGCTGACGCGAATTGATTGAAGCCTATTCGATTCAGCAACCTCGGCATTGGTGATTTCTTTTTGTGTGCGCAAATACTCTTCGTACTCTGAAATCCGATTTTTTTGCCGTAAATTTCTAATCTTTACATCACGATCTAACTCTATTGCAAGAATTTCAGCGTTCAATTGTCTGGCAAGCAACCCACCAAAAGCACGGCGTTCTTCCGCAGACTTTTTTTCAAATTCCAGTTTCTTCTCGTTTATTTCTTTTGCAGCATCTAATTCAATTTTTTGTCGTTCGTTTGCAATTTCAACATCAAGAATGTATTGACCTTTAGCAAGAGCTTTTGAGATTGCAGATTGAATTTCAATTTGCTTAGCGATGCCGCCAGCACCAGAATAAGTTTTAATTTTGTCTTGCTCTTCTTTAGCCTTTTTAGATGCGGCTTCAGCAGCATCAAGCGCAGCCATTTCCTTGCTAACAATTGCATTAAGCTCAGTTCTGAATGCTTTGATGGCCGCCTCTTGCGAACCTGTTTTCAGTCCTTTAGCTCGTCTATTTTCAATTTCTTGCGTTACTTCATTGATTAGCTTTTCAAGCTCTTTAGCTCGCTCAGTGCCATTTTCACGACCCCAGCCCATCATTGCGTCCCATGCTTGAGATGCAAAGTTTGCCACGCCCTGCCAAGCTTTTTCCAAATTACCAAGTTCCCGCTGTGTTGATTGCAAGCTTTCATTTAGCAATGTGGCTTGCAGCTTTGCAGCCTCTTGCAACCTGCCCTGTTTCTCAAGAGCCTCAATATTCTTGTACTGCTCAAGAGTCAAGAAGTGATATTTGTCATTGAGTTGCTTGGCAGAACTTGCCGTGCCATCCAGCAAAGGAATAAGTGTTTCAGCGGCTTTTGCGGCATCTACGCCAGAAATTTTGGCAAAGCGCAGCACGACTTCACCAACAGCCTCTATTGATGTCGCAGTGTATTTTCCAGTTGCAGCCAATTGCTGCATCACATCTCTTGCGCTGCCAATTGAAGCGTTTGTTTTGTCCGAAAGAACATTGCCAAGATTCAGCAACTTGTCATAGGTAACGCCAGCAAAATTGCCAGTCAAAGTCATTGCATCTTTGAACTTGTCAAGATCGTCAATGGCTTTGTAAAAAGCGTAGCCAACAGAGCCAATGGCGACAGCAACAGTTGTAAGGCCAACAGAGAATGGCGTGAACAATGTGCCGATTGCTCGGAACATATTTCCAATACCACCCATCACATCCTTCAATTGACCACCTTGCTGCAAGATGGCAATGAAAGGGCTTTGACCTGATGCGATCTGCGTTACCAAGTCAGTTGTCTGGTAGGTCAGCTGAATCTTCTGCTGCTCGTTCATCTTGAACTGAGCATTGGCGGCATTCTTTGCAGATGAAGCAATTTTGTCGTAAGCAGCAGCTTGGTCTAGCAGCCTCTTCTTCATTTCAGCCGTAGCATTCATGAACCTGCCGCTGTTAGTCTCTCGCTGCATTAACTCAACACGAGTCAATGCTTTGCCGTAATCTTCTGTCGCATGAATTAGATTTCTTAACTCGCCAGCAGCAGAATTAGTGTCGCGGCGAATTGCGTCCTTCAACTTACCATTGGCTGATATGGCTCTGTCAATTTCAGCCGTGAATTCAGCAGTGTCAAGACCAAGAACAACTCCAAGTCGGGCAATGTTTTGTGAGGCCATTATTTTCTCCTTCGCGCCAGTTTCTTGACGTATTCAGGAATTCTGATCGCCAACTGGGATTTTAGTTCAGTAAGCACTGTTTGAGAGTTTTGTTCCAGCGCAATACGCAAGAATGGGTTGGCTCCAACCCTAGATGTGCCAAACTCATTTGCAAGCGATACAGCACTTTTTTTAACCGACACAACAGCAATGGCTGCGTCAGTCTCATTGACGTAATCGCTGCGTTTGTCCTTTTCGCTTGGAATACGAGCATCCAAGCGCATCGTGTCTCTCATGTGGATGGGGTTTTTGTCATCCCTTGGCTTTTCTCCAACATGAGCTTTGGTTTTGGCCGAGTTCAAAACAGATTCCATTGCTGCCTTGGCTGACGGAACCAGTGTGTTTCGAGCAACCAAGTCACCCCTGAACCCTTCAGCCATGTCTCTCAACTGCTGCTCAAATTCGGCAAACCCTTCCAACTTAAAAGATTTGCTTTGCGGGGTGTAGGCCATCTCACACTTTCAAAAATGCCTCCGAGCCGGGTCTAGTCGCAATAAAGGTCAGCAGTTGCTGATTGGCCTGTTCTCGCTGCTGTGCTTCGGTCAAAGGTGGGACGATGTATTCATGCGTTGACGGCAAGACATCCTGCATTCGGAATGGCTTTGCCGTCTTCTGCATTTTCGAGTTTAGGTTGCCCGTGGTCAAGGAACTTAGCGCAAGCAGCAACGCTTTATTCCCAATAAACCCATCGCTCAACATAATCTCAATGTTTATCAAGTCGTCCACTGGAACATCGTCAGGACACCCACCGTGAGCGTAGATGTACGCTCTGGCCTGTGAGTGAGCGTCCTGAATCAGTTTTTTC